ATCTCGTAATGAAGTTAACGATTTAGGAACAAAGGCTCAGTCGTTTATATCACCTGAGCCTGAAGACGGAGCAGCTACAGTATCAGGTGCCGGTTATTATGGCACCTATGTTGATTTAGATGCGTCGTCAAAATCGGAAGCTGAGTTAATTACGAGATATAGAGAAGCAGCTATGTATGCTGACGCATCTACTGCTGTGGATGAAATCGTCACCGAAGCAATAGCTGCTACTGACAATGAAGATCCTGTTGCTATTAATTTAGATAATTCAGATTTACCAGAAAGTATTAAAGATAGTATAAAAATAGAATTCAATGAAGTACTTAGATTATTAAACTTTAACTATAAAGGTTATGATTGGTTTAGACAATGGTATGTCGATGGAAGAATTTATTTTCAGAAAGTAATTGATGTCACTAATCCTAAAAGAGGAATAGTAGAACTTCGTAATATTGATCCTAGAAAGATTCGTAAAGTTAGAAAAATTGATAAGCAAAAGGATCAGAAAACAGGTGCAGATTTAATAAAAAATATTGATGAATTTTTCATCTATAATGATAAGGGTATAAATTATAACCCTCAGTATTCAATGGCTGCAGTATCGAATCAATCAATTAGATTGTCTACCGATTCTGTAGTTTATGTTCCATCTGGTATGATGGATTTAGAAAAGCATGTGGTGTTAGGTTATTTGCACAAAGCAATTAAGCCAATCAATCAATTAAAGATGATGGAAGATGCTTTGGTGATTTATAGATTATCCAGAGCACCAGAACGAAGAATATTTTATATTGATGTAGGCAATTTGCCAAAAATTAAAGCTGAACAATATCTTAAAGATGTGATGGCTAGATATCGTAATAAAATCGTTTATGATTCTGCCACAGGTGAGATAAGAGACGATAGAAAGTTTATGTCTATGTTGGAAGATTTTTGGTTACCTCGTAGAGAAGGTGGTAGAGGAACAGAAATCACTACATTGCCAGGTGGAGAAAATCTTGGACAGATTGAAGATATAAACTATTTTCAGCAAAAAGTTTATCAGGCATTAAATGTACCAGTATCTAGAATGCAACCTCAAAACGGATTTCAGTTTGGCCGAGCTGAGGAAATAACTAGAGACGAATTAAAATTTGCCAAGTTTGTATCAAGACTTCGTAAAAAGTTCAACGAAATATTTTTAGATGTACTAAGAACAAATCTAGTTCTTAAAGGTGTTATTACAGATCAAGATTGGAAAGTTATTAGCGAAAAAATACAGATCAGATATGCACAGGATCAGTATTTTGCTGAAATGAAGGAAGCAGATAATCTTAGAAATAGAGTTGATATATTGAATCAAATTCAACCTTATATCGGTTCATTCTTTAGTAAACAGTATGTCATGAAAAATATTTTGAGAATGACTGATGATGATATTGAAAGAATAAATGGGGAAATTCAAACCGAAGGTCCCCCAATAAATAATACTATGCCTCAACAATAAGGAATTGAAATGGAACAATCTGAAGTTATTAGACATATGGTTAATGATATTTTATCTGATAAATCTGCAGACGCTATGGAAAAATTTAACTCCATGATGGCTACAAGAGTTAGCGATGCTTTAGATACAAAGAAACAAGATATGGCATCTAGCTTATACAAGGATAATACCGAGGAATGAAAAATTTTAACGCATTCAGAGAAGATGCTTTATTAGAAAAATTAAAAGCATCTGACCCAACTGGAAAATGGATAAGTGATTTTGTCCATAGCGATAATCCTAAATTTGCCGGTAAAAGCAAAAAGGAGCGCATCAGAATGGCCCTGGGTGCTAAGTATGGTGTTATGCGCAAAGATAAAAAGGATTAATAAATGCCTATATCTAAGTTTATTATTAAAAGAGTACGCCAACAGGCAATTATAAAATTTGTTGGGGACGGCACTGCCAACGTAGATTTGGTTGCTGATCTTAAATTACCAGATGAGACTGTAACCAATGTTGCGAATACTGTTAGAGTAACTATAAATTCTGTTATATTTACTAATAGTAATAGTACCACACCTATTACTATTGCAAGAAATTCTAATACAGTGATGCAATTATTTGGAAATGATAACTGGTCATTTAATCAAATGATGGGGTTTGTAGATAACGAAGCTGCAGATGCAAATATAAGAGTAACGTTGCCAGCAACATCTACTTTATATCTTGGTTTAACCAAGCAAGGATTCAACGAACCTAATAACCAAGCACTCAAAGATTATCAGAAGATCTAAAATGAAACTAATAACAGAAGTTACACAAGAACTTAAATACTTGACTGAAGAGACTAATGGAAAGAAAAATGTTTTCATAGAAGGCATTTTTATGCAGGCGGATCAGCAAAACCGTAATGGTAGAATCTATCCTTTGTCTGTTATGGAAAAAGAAGTACAAAGATACCAAGGTCTAATTGAGCAAAAGCGTTCGTTGGGCGAACTTGGTCATCCTTCTAATCCAACTATTAATTTAGATAAAGTATCTCATCTTATATCTGAATTAAAATTTGATGGCACAAATGTGATTGGTCGAGCAAAAGTTCTAGAAACACCTATGGGTAAAATTGCCAGAAATTTTATTGAAGAAGGTGTTATGTTAGGTGTATCATCTAGAGGATTAGGTTCATTAAAAGAAAGAAATGGTGTTATGGAAGTCCAAGACGACTTTCATCTAGCTACGGTGGATATTGTAGCTGACCCATCTGCACCGGATGCTTTCGTTCAAGGCATCATGGAAAATGTAGACTGGATTTGCGAAAATGGTGTATGGAAATCTAGACAGATCGAAGAAGCCAAAAAGCAAATCAAAGAGACAAAATCTAAAGACTTAGATCGTGTAAAGATCGAACTCTTTGAGAAGTTTGTACATATGTTGTCTAGGCAACCATAATTATAAATAATTGAGTAAATTTCCATTTAGGAGACAAGTAAATGTCAGTAGAAAGCAAAATTAAAGAATTGCTTGAGCGCGTAGAAGCTAAAGCAACTCTTGACGAAGCTGATAAAATGGGTGCAGATACCGTTAAAAAGGATTCCACCTTGAAACCTGCTAATTCAGGAGATGCTTCTAATCCAATGCAAGGATCATCAGAAAAGGCTTCGTACGAAACCAGAGAAGGCGATGCTGGTGAAAATCAAGGAGCGAAGGTTTCTGCTTCTACTCCTAGATCTACACCACCACAGGCTAAAGGCGCAGGACCAACACCAAACTTTACTACAGTTGGTGATATGACTGCTTCTGCTACAGGCAAGAATCCAACTGGTAATAAGCCAATGGATGAAGAGATTGAAGAAGTAGAAGGCGAAGATGTTGAAGCCGAAGATACTTCTGAAATCGAAGCCATTGATCTTTCTCCTATTTTTGGGGATGATCTATCAGAAGAATTTAAGAACAAAGCCACATCTATTTTCGAAGCAGCAGTAATTGCTCGTGTTAACCATGAGATGGAAAAGATTGCTGAACAGCTTGAAGCAAAATACGAAGAAGATTTTGCTGAACTTAGAGAAGGTATGGTTGAGAAAATCGATTCATATCTAAACTATGTTGTTGAACAATGGATGGAAGAAAATGAATTAGCTCTTGAGTCTGGTCTTCGTACAGAAATCGCAGAAGACTTTATTAGTGGACTTAAGAATCTATTCAAGGAACATTACGTAGAAGTTCCTGAGGAAAAATATGATGTTATTGGTGAGTTACAAGCTAAAGCCGAAGAGCTAGAGCAGAAGTTAAACGAAGCAATCAATATTAATGTAGAACTTAATAGTGAAGTCGTTGAACTAAAGCGCAAGTCTATTCTAGAAGATTTGTCCAGAGATTTAGCAGACACCGAAACTGTTAAATTGCATAAGTTAGTTGAAGGTATTGCTTTTGATAACGAAGATGTTTATGCAGATAAAGTCGCTGTTATCAAGGAAAATTATTTTCCAAAAGGCAAGACAAAAGTAACTGAAGCCGCAACAAGTCAAACTTTAGTTGAAGATGCATCACAAGCAGTTGACAATACTTTAGTCGAATCTACTCCTAGTACTGTCGCAGCTTATGCACAAGCACTATCAAGATCAATTAAACGTGCTTAATTTTATAAATATCAAAAAGGTTTCGTTCATAGGAGAACCAAATGTTTTTATCTGAAAATCTACAACAAAAGTGGGCAGCAATTCTGGATCATCCAGAACTCCCACAAATCAAAGATTCTTATAAGCGCCAGGTAACTAGCGTTCTTCTTGAGAATCAGGAAAAGGCTTTACGTGAAGAGCGTCAAGCACTTTTCGAAACACCAACCAATAACATTGCTCAAGATACAGCTGCAATTCAAAAGTATGATCCAATTATGATTGGTCTAGTACGTCGTGCTATGCCAAATCTAATGGCATATGACATTTGCGGTGTTCAGCCAATGACAGGCCCAACAGGCTTGATCTTTGCAATGCGTTCAATGTACGGTGGTTCTGGAGATACTCGTTCCAATACTGAGACACGTGTTGAAGCTCTATACAACGAAGCTGATACAGATTGGTCAGGTGCTGGTACTCACTCTGGTGCTATTGCTAACATTCTAGCAACAGGT